AGGATACCGGCAAGTCAAAATCTAAAGAAGTGTCTGGCGATTTAGTTGCTGCATCAGAAATGGTGAAAGTTAAAAACAGCAAAGAAATTGGCTATGGTTCTAAAAAGATTTGGACTCGTTCTCAAATAGCGGCAATGTCGCAGTCAGAATTTGATAAGAACGAAAAAGCTATAACTGATGCTATGTCTGAAGGTCGTATCATAAATGATATGGGTAACAGACCAAGTAGAGGTTCTGGTAATCCGACTTACTAAATTATAGACCGCACATTGTTAATCACTTAACTTAAACAACACAAGAAAGGGGAATATCATGGCGGTATTTCAAAATGCTTCTGGTGGTGCTAATAATAACTTTAATGCAGGTACTTCCGGACAAACTAATGAGTTCTTCGTACCAGAAATATTTTCGAAGAAGATTCAAAACTTCTTTAGAAAGTCTTCTGTTATCGAAGCAATAACAAACACAGACTACGCAGGTGAGATTGCGGCTTTCGGTGATACAGTAAAAATCATCAAAGAACCAGAAATCACAGTTGCGGCTTATACAAGAGCAGCAAGTACAACTAAACAGTACTTAACTGACCAAGAATTAACTCTTGTAATCGACAAAGCAAACAGCTTTAAGTTTATAGTTGACGATATCGAGGAAAAACTTTCTCATATCAATTTTGCATCAATTGGTGCATCAAGTGCAGCTTATACTCTTAAGAACACTATGGATGCTGAAGTACTATCTGCAATGTTTGCAGGTGTATCTACTTCTACTCCAGACCATAGACTTGGTGGTGATGGCAATGGTGCTGCATCAGGAAGTTTTGGTGCTAATGACCCATTAGATATGGGTTATGCATCTGGTGAGTTGACTCCTTTATCAATCATGGCTAGAATGGCTAGATTGTTAGATGACTCTCAAGTACCAGAAGACCAAAGATGGTTCGTTGCAAAACCAGAGTTCTATGAAGAACTAGCAGCAGAAGACTCAAAACTTATGTCATCTGACTTTAACCAAGGTGATGGTGGAGTAAGAAATGGTCTAGTTGCATCTGGTTCAATTAGAGGATTCCAAATGTATAAATCTTCTAATGTACCTGCAACTACAGGTTCTACAGCTACTGGTCAATGCTTAGCAGGACATATTTCTTCTACAGCAACTGCCCAGTCAATCCTAAACATTGAGACTTTAAGAGATACTGATACTTTCGGTGATATCGTAAGAGGTCTTCATGTATATGGAAGACAAGTTCTTAGAGATGATGCGATTGTGAAAGCAGTCTACACTATCGACTAATACTAATATTGAGGGGGCGATTAATCTCGCCCTCTCTTTTAATATAAACAAAAGAATTTTAAAATGGCAGCACCCTTCAGAACATATCTTGATTTAACTAATACTCTTATAAGAGAATTAAATGAAGTAGAACTGTCAAGTGTTTCATTTGCAAATGCAAAAGGAATACAAAAATATATCAAAGATACAATTAACAGAGCATACTTTGATATTTGTAACTCAGAAGATAAATGGAGTTTTTTAGCAGTTGGTGACCCAAGTAATAACTATTATGGAAATGTTGCAGTTGAGACTGTATCTGGAACTAGGTGGTACAAATTCAACGCAAGTTCAACTGGGATTACAACTGACTATGGGTTTATAGATTATGAAAATGTTACACTAACAGAAGAAGGTGTAAGTGGAAAATCAGCACCATATGAAATTAGAAATCTAAGACCTATTACAATAGAATTTTGGAATAAACATTACGCAGTATCAGAAGCTACAGATAAAAGTGATACACAAACTTATGGTATTCCACAAAGAATTATTAGAAGTCCAAAGAATGATAGATTTGGTTTATCACCTATACCTAATGGTAAATACAAAATTTATTTCTTTGCGTACACACAACCAGAAGAATTAACAGCACATGGAGATACTGTAGTATTCCCACAACAATATACAACAGTATTACTTGCAAGAGCAAGATATTATTTACATCAATTCAAAGACAATATAAGTCAGTCACAATTAGCTGATGCAGAATATAAAAAAGGTTTAAGAACAATGAGAGAACAATTGATTGAACCTTTTCCAGACAGAATGACTGATGATAGAACAAGGATAATATAATGGCAAAGTCACCTGCATGGCAAAGAAAAGAAGGTAAGAATCCTAAAGGTGGTTTGAATGCAAAAGGTCGTGCTAGTTATAACAGAGCAACTGGCGGTAATTTAAAAGCACCAAGTAAAAAAGTTGGTAATAAAAGAAGGGCTAGTTTTTGTGCGAGGATGAAAGGGATGAAGAAAAAACTTACATCAGCAAAAACTGCAAGAGACCCTAACAGTAGAATTAATAAATCATTAAGAGCATGGAATTGTTAAATGGCAGAGCAAGGTGTTTCGGTAACATGCGAAGGCGGATTAGACTTAGTAGGTACAACACATACACTATTTAGAACTCCGGGTGTCGCAACAACATTAGAAAACTATGAATCTTCTATCCATGGAGGATATAGAAGAATAAATGGTTTTACTAAATTTGGTTCTAATACTCCAGATACAACTAGTACAAACCTAGAAGGTATATTTAGATATGCTAAAGGAGTTGTAGCTTGTCAAGGTTCAAACATTTATTATAGTGCAGATGGTAATACATGGACACAAGTAAATAAAGATACCTATCAAAATAAAACAGGAACAGTTTCAGTAACAGCAGGTTCTCCAACTGTAACAGGAAGTGGAACAAGTTTTACTACAGAGTTTTCAGTAGGTGATGATATTAAAATTAACAATGAAATTTTTAATGTCTTATCTATTACAGATAATGTAACACTAACTGCAGATGGAAATTTTGCAGCAACAGCTTCAAGTCAAAATATAAAAAAGAATGGAGCAACTGCAGCACAATTAGCAAGTGGTTCAACAATAGCAAGAACAAGTCAATCTGATTGTAAGTTTGCTTTGTATGAAGGTGAATCACAATATGGTGAATTATTTATAGTAGATGGAAATAATCAACCTGCATATTTAAAAATAGATATAGCTAGTGGAACACATACTTATTTTTTTAAAGAAGTACAAAGGTCTGCTCCAGAAAAATCTAAGTTTGCAACTATCTTTGGTGAAAGATTAATTGTTGCAGGAGATTCAGATAATCCACAAGTAGTAAGTTATAGTACAAGATTAAAACCAGAAGATTTTACAGGTGCATCAGCAGGTACAATAGATGTTGGTGATAAAATAAAACAAGTAAAACCTTTTAGAAATAAACTTATTGTTTTTTGTGAATCAAGTATATTTCAAATTTCTGGACTAGATGGTACTCCTACAGTATCTGGTGTCACAAAAAACATTGGATGTGTAAGTGGTAATACAGTTCAAGAGATAGGTGGAGATTTAATTTTCTTAGCACCAGATGGTTTAAGAACTATTGCAGGAACAGCAAGAATTGACGATATAGAATTAAGCTCTATTAGTAGAAAGATAATGCCATTATTTAGAGATGAGGTATTACCTTTTTTATCATCAATTAGATTTGCTAGTATGGTGGTTAGAGAAAAAAGTCAATATAGATTATTTTATTTTAAATCTGGAGTAGCTAATAATATTCAAGGTGGAATTATAGGAACATTTAAAATATCTTCTACAGGTGCAGGAGTTTATGAGTGGAGTAGTACAAAAGGAATACCTGCAAAGATAACACACTCTGGTGTAGATGAAAATGGAAGTGAAGTTCTTTATCATTCAGATGAAAGTGGTCATGTATTTAATCACGATACTGGAAATGGTTTTGATGGTTCAAACATTGTAGCATCATATAAAACACCAGATATGGATTATGGTGATGCAGGTATTAGAAAAACTTTATACTATATTAAAACAAGTATTCGTTCTGAGGGAACAAATAATAATTTAAAGTTACTAACTCGTTATGATTTTGAAAGCGGTGATGTAACTCAACCCGCAGAAATAGCATTAGGAGCATTACAAACTCCTGCTAAATTTGGAAGTGGGTCAACATTTGGAACAACAATTTTTGGTGGAACATTATTTCCACAACAAAAAACAACACTAACAGGTAGTGGATTTACAAATAACTTTAGAGTTAGAAGTACAGGAACAGGTTCTCCTTATACTGTCTCTGGATTTTATGTAGATTTTATACCTGCAGGAAGGACATAATAAATGGCAGCTTATACTAGACAGAGTACATTCACAGATGGTGATACTATATTTGCATCATTGCTTAATAATGAGTATGACCAACTAGCCGCAGCTTTTAATGTATCGTCTGGACATACGCATGATGGTTCAACTACTGGTGATGGTGGACCAATATCAAAATTATTTAGTAATGCTATTACCTTTGGTACTAATGTTAATGCAGATGTTGTAGTAACATTTGATGCAACAAGTAATGATGGTGTTCTTTCATGGATGGAAGATGAAGATTACTTCCAATTCTCAGATGATATTTTATTAAGTACAGATGAGAAAATTTTATTTAGAGATTCAGCAATATCAATTAATTCATCAACAGATGGTAGATTAAATATTGCAGCAGATACAGATATAGTTGTAGCAACAACAACATTTGATGTTAATGCAAATACAGATATATCTGGTACTTTAAAAGTAGGAAGTGGTGCAACAGTTTCTACAATATTAGATGAAGATAACTTTGCAACAAATTCAGCAACTGCTTTAGCAACACAACAAAGTATTAAAGCTTATGTAGATGCAGTTACTACTTCACTTAATCAACAAGATTTAGAT